TCAACACCACGAAGTGCCCTTTGCCTCATCTCCTGAGCTGCAAGATCCCTGCCACGAGCAATGTCTGACATGCCTTGAATAAAAAAATTAGGATTTCTTTCCACCACCAAACCAGCCTTTCTTATCCCCATATCCAACAATACTACCAATGCCACCCAAAAGGCTTTGTTGATATTGTTGACTGGCCTCCAATTGAGCTTTGGCCTGATCTGCAAAGGCCGATGCTCTTTGCTGACCAGCAGTAGCATAGCCCTGGCCAAGAGCCTTGGCACCACTTCCAATAATGTCTGCCGCACCAGCAGCAGAGGAAGCTCCAAGGCCAGCAGCCTGACCTGCGGCAGATTGACCAGATTGACCAGACAAAGCAGCAAGATAGTTGTAGTAGTCAGCCTTCTGTTTTTGCTCAAAAGCCTCGTAGTCCTGCGCCGCAAGACCTTGGCCATATTGCTGAAGAGCCTTCATAGTTTCACCGGAATCAACCCTTCCTCGCGCAGCAGCTCCGCGCTCAATAGCCTTCATGCCCTCGTCAAGCCGGAATTGATAGCCGGGGGATTGAGTATATTCAACAGCCTGTGGCCCACCAATCGCTGCAAGTCCTCGATTGTATGACTCTGCAAGCCTTCTGCTTTGTTCGTATGCTTCCTGCTCTTTTGCAACCCTCTGGGCCTCTTGTGCCTGAAGGGACTCAAGCTCGGATGTTGCGCTGGCAATGTCCTGGTATTGCGGCTGTGACATAGCCTGGACCTGTGATGCTATTCTTTCTAAAAAAGACTGATGAGGAAGATATTGACCACCTGCAAAGTATTGTTGTTGTGCAAGAGTCTGGTTTGCCTGTATCTGTGACTGGGCCTGTGCAATCTGACCCTGAAGCTCAGCAATCCTCGCAGCAGTATTTTCAGGTGCAGGACTCGCAGTAAACTCATCAACAGTCATTTGAGATGGCGCTACATAAACCCCCCCTGTTGGGGTGTAGGAAGCAAACCCTTCATATGTCACAACGGGAGGCCCTGCGGCAAGAAGAGCCTGAGCGCGACCATAAGACTCAGCCCCACCTTGAAGGTATGGCATAAGCATTCTCATGTCGTTTTCGTATTGTTCACGCGAAAGCGCCAAAGCCTCTTGGCTTGCCTTGTATTGAAGGTCAGCGGCATACTCAGTTGCCCCCGCAGCTTGAGCGCCAGCAGCACCAACGGCTTGTGCCTGGGCCTGTGCTGATTTTTTTGCGGATCTTGCGCCAATAATACCAAGACCGGCACCAATAGCAGTTGCAACGCCCATTACTCACGCTCCATAAAATATGTTGACTCTTTTTTCTTAAAGCCAAGACGCTCATAAAGAGAATGCATTCTTTTGTCTAAATGCTCTTCAAGTGTCAATGTAACCTCAAAAACATTTTTAGATACACAATCTTCAATGGTTTTTTTCAAGAGCTTGATAGCCCAAATCCCACTGCGATACCTTGGAGTGACATACCACCACGCCTCAGCAGCAAGCAACACAGAATGATTAAACGGTGGCGGTGAAAGATAAAAAGCGCAAACACCAACAACACTGCCCTTTGGACACAAAAGAATATTTTGAAAAAAGTTTTCATTATCAATGGCAGCAAGCATAAATTCCTTTGTATCTTCTTCAACAAATGGAATTTTTGACATGGTTGAGATTTCTGCAAACTCTTTACATACAGAAACAACTCCATCAATATCTTCTTTTGTGTACTGGCGAATTATCATGTGATAGTGTTTCCTGAAATCAAAACATTGATACTGGCAGCAGAAGAGGCCAGAGCCTGAATACTATCGCCAGCCTCAAGAACCTGGCCAATCAAAGCGCCAACAATCTCATTCTCACCCTCAGAAAGAGAAGACGCATCAACAATCATGTTCGATGTTGTGGCAGTATCCCCAGACGGAACAAGATGAACCGTGTAGGTAATAACACCACTTCCGGCGTTTGTCGCAACACAGGTTGTGATGCTTGTTTTTGTGCCAGCAGGAGAAGTATAAAGAGTGCTTACCGTATTTCCAAGCTGGTCTGGCCCATACAGGCGTTTGGCTTGTACCGCCATGCTTCACCCCTAAGTAGACATTTGTGTTTCAAGGTCAGAAATTCTTTTATTCAGTTTATCATAGAACTGGTTGACAATCGCCCCAACAATTAAATCCTGCTTTTCGCTTTTAATTGTAATGTTGTTAGTCACAGACCCCAAATCGCCAGGCTTCTTTTTTTTGTCAGAAACCGGTGGCGTTTTCCCCTGAATCTCAAGAGCCGAAATCCTTTGGTCTAAGCTTTCAAGCCGAGAAAGAAGCTGAACGGCAATCCCGTCCAACATTGACCTTGTTCCAAGGTCTGTTGAAGCAAGAGAAGCATTGGAAACAACCTGAAGCTGTGACAAAAAAGTAAGCCACTCACGAGTAACATAACCCCTTGCGTCAATGAACTTAGAGGGCGGTGGTGGTGGCTTTTGGACAGGCTTTACGCTTGATGTCGTCATTATGTCCCCAATTCTGTTGGACTGATATCTGCAATCGCCTTAATAAAAACAACAGGGCGTGACGTATTTGCTTGAACCTTAAACAGACGAAAACGGAAAAGGCCAAGCCTTCTGAACTCAACCTCTGTGCTGAACTCACCAATCTTTCCAAGAGAAACAGTTTGAGGATATGACCAGTTGTTGCCGCCATCGTCAGAATAGGAAAGGCTGAACTTCGGATCATTGTCTTCTGGATCAGAACCGTTGTCACCAACCCCGACCTGCATCACAAGGCGAAGGCTTTTCATCTTCAAACGGATCTCACGATCATGGATGTATGGAGTTGTCATCTCGCGATTTATCTTGCGACCATCCTCAGATCCATAAGCCTCAGACATTTTGTATATCGCACCATCATTTATGGAGCCAATGTAGTTGGTCTTCCCGTCAAAAGCCAGACAGCTTGAAAGGTGGCGGCCCATCCCAACAGACTCCCTCTTGTGCCACTCACCCGTCGATGCATCAAATACCCACGTCTTGTCCTCAGAGGGAAACGTCAGAACATAAAACGCATGGCCACGCTCATAATAGCCATAAGCTATCGCGTCTTCCTTCACAGAATATCCCGATATCTCATTGCTCAACGCAGTAGTGCTTATGATCTCAGGGGAATATCCGTTCGCCCTAACAACCGTAAACTGATTTGAAAGCCAATAGACGGTGTTATCAATCTTTGTTACTGAATACTTCGCAGCACAACCAACCTCAAGAATGGCGTCCAAACGCCTCTCAAACGGAAAGCCTGTCGATGATGCCGAGTTGTACCAAACCTCAACACTCAGGCCGCCAAACAACCAAAGCTCACGATGATCCACAAAGGCATTCAAAATGCTGTCAGGGTTTGACTCAGCCGTAGCAAAATCAAGAATATCAAAGCTCGTTGCATCGTTAATGCCGGTGATGAAGAACTGCCCAGTTCCCTTGTTGTTCAAAATAAAGTAACCATCAAGAAAGGAAACCGTTTCAGGGCTTGGATATCCCCCACCCGTAACGACAGACAAAACACCAGTTGAAAGCGTTATCACATACCAGGATGCAGTAAAACCACCAACAATAATAACCTGCGTAAGGTTTGTTGCCATCTGAACATAAGATCCAGCAGGAACAGTTCCAAGATTGGTGACAACACCAGTAGACGGAACAACCTTGTAAACCGATGTCCCGCAAACAGCATAAATGTTGCCATCACTCCCAAAGCACATTCCCCGAACATCCTGACCGATTTCAAGGCGGACAAGAAGCTCAAGCCCTGGAGTTCCATACATGACAACCCGGCTACGGGCTCCAGCAGTTTCAATCTCAGGATAAAGGTTTATCCGGTTCTGGAAGTTTGAAAACTGCGCCCTGGCAACAGCATCTCCACCGTTAAAAGGAATCTCAACAATCGGCATTAAAACGGCCTCGTGTAAAACGGAACCGTTGCGCCGTTTCTGTTGGCATTGCGGCCCATCGTGGAAACCCCGGAATCAAAGCTGGCAAAAGGAATTGGAGAAGATCTCAGGTTCATCAGCTCCCTTCTGGACTTTTCAAGCTGCATCATATCAATAGCACTTAACTGGCCGCCATAGTCCGCAGCCAGCCTGCTTGAAAGATCAAGAATAATCGTATTGTAATGCTGGGAAGGAAGGTTCAAGGCAGAATGAAGATCAGCCTCTTCAATATCAACATGAGGACGAAGATAAAACATCTTCAGGTTGAGAGTTGGGGTCACAAGCATGGAGAAGTGAAGATAACTTGTTCCGGTCAGATCGCCGTACTGGTATGACGCCATAGCGGGCCATCTTGTCGATGCGCTGTTTACTCGATACTTTTCAGTATCAATGCGATTCACCATCTCTATTTCATTGGACAGATAGATTCCGTTGTCATCACGGTAAAACAGATTCAATATCTGAAGTGGATTGATATCGGAAATATGCTTGGCGGCTTCTTCCTCATTGCAGCATGTATTGTATGGATTGACGCCAAAAGAAATCTTGTCGGTCTCAAGCGTAATGCTGAAATCCAACTCATCCTTTTGTTTGATGTAAGAGTTCATGAACCATTCAGACAACATTATATTGAGCATCTGAAGGCCATCAGAAGCTTCTTGAGAGTTTAGAGGCTGAGAAGGATCAATAGCCCCGCATTTCATCAATGCTCGCCTGATAACATCATAGGCCGTAAGCGCCATATCAAACCTCTTCTATTTCAAGAAACTCTTTTGTTGCAACCTCTAATGGAAGGATATCATGAGTCTTTCTTGGTCTATTTAGAATTTTCTCAACTTTTGGCTGAATCTTCTTCGGATCCTGGTCTGGAACATCAAAATATACCGGGCTTGTTACCCACCCAGAAGAAAAAAGGCGCACACAATCAGATTGATTGCAAACACTTCCCATAGGGGACTTTGTTTTGTGATAAAGGATTATTTTTTCTTCCGCACACACAAACCACTATTCCCTTGGCCTCTTTGCCCCACACACACAAACCACTATTCCCTTGGCTTCTTTTTTCTTTTCTTTGAAGCCTTTGGAGTCTCATCAACCTGCTCCTGAAGAGCAAAATGAGCGGGGCTTGTTACCCAGCCTTCAGACATAAGGCGCTCAACATCAGAAGCAAAAACAACACGGCCAGAAAAAGCCTTGTCCTTGTGGTAAAGAATTAGTTTTTCAGACATCATCACCTCAAAGTAAAGGCCAGCCAACATAAAGAAGGCTGGCCAGATACAAACAAATTAACCAAGCAGCTTGGCGCAGAACCAAGGCGAAATTGTCTTGAATCCAAACAGACAATCTACAGACATGATCTCCTTCTTGGTACTCATGTCATAGCCAAGAGTCACACGGAACTGAATCGGAGTCTCTTCGCTGTAGGTGGTCAGATAGGACTTTACTCCACCTTCAGGCAAAGCCAGAGGGCGAGTAACCAAAGCAACCGCATTGTTCCCAACCAGCATGTTCTGGTGGCTTGTCTGAGCATCAGCAGCACCAGCAGTCAAAACTGTAACCGCTGCGTTCTGAAGAGGCAGAGAGGAAACAGAAATATATTGCTGGTAAGCCGAAGTGCTTGCAGGGCTTACAATGCGTGGCTCAATGCTTGCACTTAAAACACCGGCGCTGTTTGCAGTAACATCAGATGTCACAACAAAACGCTGCAAAACACCAGTGTTCAAACGAGTAAGAGGGTTCATAGAATAAACCCCGGCAATCGTAAACACGTCACCAGCCTTCAGGCTTCCAGTGGATGCGTCAAAACCCTTCAAAGAAATCGAAGTATCGTCATCAGAAGAGTTTACGTTTACCTGAATTGTGTCAGTGGTTGTTACGTTGCCTGCTGTGTGAATCGGAACGTAGTTGCTTTGATAAAGCTCCATGCCGCCCTTTTCACCAAGATACCCGTCAAACAGCTCCTTGCTTACGTTTTCATTGAAAACATTCAGCATTCCAAGGCCGCTTGTCTGGTTGGAAACCAAAGCGTTATAAGCCAAAGGATCAAGCATGAAAAACCGGTTCATCTGGGAAGCATCAAACTTGTCCAGAAAGGTCTTCGCATTGATCAGATCAGCATACTTGCTTGGAGGTGTGCCTGCAGTTCCAGTGGTGTTCCAGACTTCTTTGTAAATCTGATTGTATCCAACACGCTCAATGTAGGAAACAATTCCATCAACCATTGGCATTGTCACTTGCTTGTCAAAATCTTCCAGGTTCAAGGTCTTGCGCTTGGCAGTGATCTCAAACGTAATGTCTGGAAGCTGGTTCATCTGGATGTTTACACTCTGATTGTGATAATCAGAAGTGGTGGTAGTTCCAGAAAAGTTTGTAGCAGTGAAATAGTTTGGAAGCTCAGTCTGAATGGTATCACCATACTTCTTGAAATCTTCCGAATAATCAATAAATGCCTTTTTTGCCAGAACACAACGGGCGTTGACCCTGGCAGCCATCCGCTCAATCGCAGCGGGAAGTGTTACGTCCAAAAAGGTATTAGCCATAATTAAGCTCCTTTAATCTATCTTCTCAATCCGCTATCGCTTCTTGTACCCACGGCTTGCTAAAAACTCACGGCCAGTTGGTACCTTTGTCTTGGAAAAGGACTGAGAAGTTTTTCCAGTAGATGACTCTTTAATCGGTTTGTATGTCTTGCCACCCGGCTTGACACTCTTTTTTGGCTTCTTGCCAGCAGGCTCTTTGCCTGTCGGAACAGAAGCCCGATCAAGTTGTGAGATCGCAGATCCCAAAAGATGTGGAGGCAGGTTCAAAATACGCTCGCGGGTTGAATGATCCCTCATGGCCGCCGCAATCTCAACGGGATTGCTTGACATGGCCAGAAGCTCATAAAATTCCGCTGGCATACCCTTCAAGTGGACAAGAGCATTCCTGTCCTCTTTAACGATACTCCCAAACCTGTCTGCCAAAGTTTGCTTCACAAACTCCTGGGCGCTTCTTCCAGCATCTTCCTTTTTTGCAAGACTCATCTTGTAATTAAGGACTGCTCCCTCATAAGAGGCATCCGAACTGTAGTTTTCCCTAACCGGCACCGGAACATTCCTGTGTGCTTCCGAGAGGAAGGATTGAAGCTGATTTGTCCTTTCGGTCAAAAGCCGCTCGGCCTCTTTCTTCTCGGCGGTAATCTTGTCAAAACGCTTCTGGGTGTTTGTCTTCTCAGACTCAGCCGTAGCATCGTCTTGAGACTCTTCCTCTTCTGGTTCATCTGACTCATGTTCTTCAGATTCCTCAGATTCTTCGTCCTGATCCTCAATTTCCTCGGTCTCTTCTACCTCTTCAGTTGTCTCTTCTTCTGTGGTTGATGAATCCACAATGTCATCAATAACCGGATTTACCTGATTGTCCGTATCAGTCATTATACTACTCCATTTCTATCTCGTCCACTGCTAACACTTCGTTTTCTTGTGGACGGCCAGATCTCAACATCTTAGCTAACTTCTGCGTCATCTTACGCTCAAACTCTTTGCTGTTAAAACCATGACCCTGCGCCTCCTGGTCTGTGATTGTAGACTGCTCTTTCGTCTTCTCAGCCTGCTCAACAACCTTCAAACGCTGAATCTCAAGATCCGCCTGGGCCTTCTGCAAATCAATCTGAGCCTTCTGAATCTCAATCTGCTGCTTCATCATGTCGGCCTCGGCCTTCGGATCCTGGGGCTGGCCAGAATCCTGAAGAACCTGCTGCCTTGCAATCAAAACAGCCCGCTCAATCTGAGCATCGTCAAAGGCCCGCTTGCTCGCCTCTTCAACAGAGAGAAGGTTAGGCGGCAAAGTCTTTCTGATCCTCTCGGCAATCTTGTCACTATCAGGCCAGTCTGAAGCCTCAGCAACAATATCAGACAAAGCCTCAGCAAGCCTCGGTGACTGGTGAACATAAGCCGAAAGGCTCGCAAGAACCTCTTTCCTCTGAGTCTCATATTCTGGACTTGTGTCAATCGTCACATTAAAAGACCCATCGTCAATTCCCGACAGCTCAATCATCTCCTGCTCGCCAGATAAATCACTCTGAACAAGAATCTTACGACCATCAAAAGATA